AGCTATCAACATAAATGCGCATTGCACCGTTTAGAGTACCAACGAATTTAGTATTAGTTGGTGCTTCGAAAGTGCCTTCAGTTGTACGAGCAAAAGCTGAAGTAGTAGCACTCTGTAGTACAGTTAATGAAGCGGGGCTTACAACTGCCCAATTTCCTGCACCACGACGAGTACGCTGAGCAATTAGGTTAGCAGCACGATTGATTAGAACAGCAAGAGCAGCATGTTCATCACCAACGAATGTTGCAGTACCTGACACAGCGGCTTGGTCGTAAGCGAAATCGGTAGCTGCAAGACTGCGTAATGAGCCTAGGATTTCCTGGTCGATTTCAACAGTAATTTCCTGAGCTAGAGCAGCCATAATTTCAGCTTCGATATCTAGACCGTGCATGCTTTGAGCATCCTGAGCAGCTTCAAAAGTCCAACGAGCGCTTAGTTTGCGTGTTTTAGCTTCAACAACTTGCTTTAGAATCTGGACATTAATTTTACGACCAGGAACGCCTTCTAGAGCAGAAACAGAAGTAGCACGACCAGTTGTAAGACTGCCTGAATAAGCTGTAGCAATCTTAAATGGGCTAAGAGCTTCGTCACCAGCGGTTGTGCTAGTATCGAAGGGACTTGGTGCTGTTGCAGTTGCAGTTTCAGCATAACGAACACGCAATGTATGGATCTGAGCTACTGGACCAGTCATAGGCTGTACACCAACGATTTCGTTAGCAATAACGGTTGGCATAACACGACGAATTACTGGAAGAATAACACGATTTAGAGTTGCAACATTACCAGCAGCAGTTGAGCCAGCGGTTGCAGCTTCCATAAGGTGCTTACGGGTGTTATCTAAAACGATGCCCATCGTAGTTCTACGAGAGCCATTTAGGCCTTCTAGTAGGGCTTCTTTTGTTTCGCCCCAACGGCCTTCTAATAGTACTTGTGACATTTTTTCTTTTTCTCCTAATTAGGGTTAGTTTAGCCCTGCTAGACGCTTAATTTCGACTACATTATTATAATCGGGCTCAGCGTGTACCTTAGCAGTTTTATCTCCTGTTACTTCAACACGACTTTCAGTAATTTGCTGACGGTTCTTTGTGGGTTGGACAGCGACTGAATTGTTAAGTACTGCAGGAAGATACTTTTCAAATGCAGACTTTAGCTTATCTGTCTGCACCGTTTCGAGTAACTGGCTCATTACTGCCTGTTTCTCTTTATTAAGTGGTTTAAGTAAGTCGTTAATTGCTTCACGACGCTCATAAACTTCCTTAATTACCTTTGTTTCTCTTTGAACTGACTCAATTAAAGTTTCTTTATCTTCAATTGCCTTTTTTGCTTCCATAACTTCTTGATGTTTTGTTTCTAACTGTTTGCGTAAGTTTACAATTTCCTTATTCTCATTGAGATGGCTGATTGCAAATTCACTGGCAAAAGCTTCGAACAATTTACGCCCAAAGTTATTTTCACGAGCAGATTGAATATCTTCTTTAAGCTGAGTTAATTCACCTTTAAGACTATTTGACACTGTGCTTTCAACAAGACGAGCAGATCTTTCTACAAATTTACGCTGTAATGATTCCATTTTTGCTTTGGCTTCAGATACTAAGCGCACTCTTGTTTCTACTACTGCTTGTTTATCCTTACTAAACTCTTGAATTTCTTCAGCTAATTGTCTTACTACAAAACTTTCTAATCGTTTTGTAGTTTGAGAAGCAGCTTTGCGATCTTCGTGAAGTTCACGAATTTCTTCAGCTAATTGTTTAACTAAAAACTTCTCAAAACGCTGTGCGCTTTCTGCTAATTCACGATTAAAACGCACACGATCAGCTGCTAAACTTTCTTTTTCCTCACGGAATTCAAGAATTTCGGCTTGGAGACTTTCAGTGATCATCTTGTCTAGGGCTTCTACCATAAGTCCCTTATCATGTTCATAGCGGCCGGCGAACTCATTACGCATTTCACTGCGAATTTGTTCTCTTGCTTCATTTAACTTTGATTCCCAAGCTTCATTTAAAGCTTGTTGGGTATCCTCGTTAATGATTCCACTATCAACTAAAGGTTTAATAGCGTCGAACATGGATCATTTCTCCTATTTAAGTTTCAACTCTTTAATTAATTTAGTGACTTCTTTTTCTAGGTATTTTTGTACCTTTTGGTCTGATTTAGCTTCCTTGGCCATTTCCATCAAATGATGACCATGACGCATATTTCTTACACCCTCATATACAGGTGTAGGATATGCATTAGGCGCACTGGGTTGTGCTACTATATCTACAGTTACTATTTCAAAGTCACTGACCTTTCCATTACGATCAACATTACCCTGACCGCGACTAGAAACTCCTAATTTTACTCCACTTTCCAACATGGCTCGTACTAAATTGCCCATTGGTGTAGGTAAAATTTGTAATTTGCCAAAACCGTTTGGACCATCCATCCACATACGCTTTATATTTGCACACACACGATCTAAATTAATCTTTAAATCTTCTGGATGATCCACTTCACCTAATACACTAAATCCTTTACGAATTTTGTCATTAATGCTTTCAACAGCTTTGGAAATTTCTCTTACTTCATATACCCTACCATTCTCATTAAGGACGCCTCCCTGCAAGCAAATACCTTCCATAAATAGGTTTTTGCCTCCTCCCGAAGGGGCATCCTCAGAGATAACCTTCATCTCTGCTGTATCAAAACTCAAGTGTTCTCTGAGGATATGCATGTTATTGCCTTATTTTGCTAGTGGGCTACGATCGTTTACTGCACCTTCTTCACCACTCTTTGCTGCAGGTGCTTTTTCTTTATAAGTGCCAGAATTTCCACCTACGCGGTTCTTCCACTCTTTAGAATGCTTTACTTCCCCTCTGCCTTTAGCATATTCATTCTTAGGCTCGGGAATCTGCTTGTTATCTGGATCCTGCTCTGTGCCACCTTTTACCATATTTGCAGTGGTGCCACCCATGTCATTCTTACCAGCAACAATAGATTTCTTGTCTACACTTACCGATCCGCCTTTACCTACTTCATGGCCTTCACCTTTGGCAGGCTCTTGCTTATAAATGTCGCCTAACTTCTCGGTGTATTCACGAAGACGAGCAGCTTCACTCATGTGCTTTTTGTCCATAAGTTTTTGTTTTTCTTTAGCCTTAGCTTTCATTTTCTTGGCTTCTTGAATAGCTTCTTCGTCATCTTCTTCATCAGCATCAGCTTCTTGGTCAGCATCAGGTTCCTCTGAATCTTCCTCAGAGTCATCGCCCATGTCCATGTCATCTTGACCATTAGAATCTGCCATTAGTGCATCAAACTCTGCTTTTAATTCATCTAATGCATCTTCTAGATCCATAACACGGTCTTCCATGTCATTATCACCACCCATACCATCTGTATCCATTTCCATGTCAGCGTCCATTTCCATGTCGCCATCCATTTCATCACCAGAATCTGGGGTCATATCAACATCAATTTCCATGTCATCTTCAGCTTCATGAACACCATGTTCGTCGTGAGTGACTTCATCAACTAGGCTAGAAACAGGATCGCCGCCCATTGTTTCTTCGTCCATGATTGATTCATAAATTTCGCGGCTTTTTTCAACAACGATTTGATGGAATAATTGACGAGCTTTGTCTTCCTCATCGTTGATGATATATTCTATTAATTTTTCATACTTTGACATATTCTTTCCTTTTTAAGTTATTAAAGGGCACTATCTGTTTTTATTTACAGATATTATAAAAAAAAGAGCTAAAATAGCTCTTTTTTAGGGGTTTTTGTTTTTTATAAACCCAAACCTGGTGCCGCAGCAGGCGGTTTATACTGTTTACTTACTTTTTCTAAATATTTGCCATGCTCTATTTTACGAACATCATTTACTGTGCGTAACTTTTTAATACGAGTTAAAGTTAATCTAGTGCGTCTAGTTTGTTTGGGTTGAGCAGATGTTTGGTCATCTTTCTCAGTTCTATAACCATACGGAGTAGGCTCAAATATTTCAAATAAATTCATAATGTTATTTATTAAATTTGTGGCGGAGTTGCTGCCGCTGCAGCTCCTGCGCCACCTGCTGCAGGAGCAGGTGCTGTTCCTGGCACTCCGCCTGGTACTGCTCCTGGTATTTCTGCTCCAGGTGCTGGAGCTAATGCCCCTAAATCAGCACCTATTGCTCCTGGAGTTATACCTACACTGCGCAATCCAGCTTCAGGAGCAGGAGCTTCCTCAATGTCACCTTGCTCCTCTCTCCACATACGCTCATTTTCTTTCATTTCTTCTTCAGATAATCCTAAGAATCTACTTAATAAGAAGCGTTTGCTCATGTAAGGCACTTGCTCTAACTGTGCATAACTGTTAATTCTTGTTGTATCAAGCTCAGCTTGACGATAACTTGCAAAGTTTTGCGGCTCATTAAATCTTAATTCAAATATGGCACCATCAATGTTTATACCACGCCATCTCATAAACATTTTGAACTCTTGGTCTAACTTCTGAATGACCATTTTTTGTAATCGCATACAATATTGGTTAAATCGCCATTCTTGAATCAATGCATTACCTACTTTACCATCATTAAAATTATTGCCGTCTAACCCAGTATCCATACCAGTGGGTAAATAACTAGCTGGAATTCGCAACCCTCTAAATAATTTATTGGTAAAGAAATGCAAATCTGTAATTTCACCTAGATTTTGTCCACCTTGTAAAATCTCAACACTACTACCTCTACCACCTTCAGTAATAGGGAAAAAATAATCTTCATTAGTGGATAGTGGATTATAAGTTGCATCCATCATGTTTTGTCCACCACCAGTCTGAGTAGGTATACGGCGTTGACTGATCTCATTTTTTACACGCTCAACAAATGCCATGGCCATGTGACTGGGCATATTACCTACATCTATTTTAAACATTCTACGCTCTGGTGCTCGTTGTATCCTGTAAATTATGATGGCGTCTTCAAGCAATTCTTTTTGTTTGAATACTTTAAAAACATTTTCCAAAACACTATTACCAAAAGGCCAACTGAAGTCTAATCCTTCAGTCAGACTAATATGTACAACATGTTCTGCATTAATTGTGCTTTCATTTTGTGCATTGCTAAATCTAGAACCACCACTATACGGAGTTTTAGGTTGTATATATGCACCACTAGGCCCACCAACTTGCGGATGATTTACACTAATATCTGTAGCATTTATAGTAGTAGCAGTTAAGTTCTCGAAATTAGGCCCTATGTCTTTTACAATATATTGTTCTGGTTTTTTGCCTTCAGCTTCATTTACAATAACTTTTGTAACTTTACTCATTTCGACCCAATATAATTTAAATGTTTCTGGGTCTCGTAAAAAGACTTGATCACCGTATTTTATTGTATTTCTAAATATTTTAAATACTCGTTCGTTAAGTTCATTTAGTGTACACCACTGTGTTAATTGTTCTTTTATGATCTTAACTTCATTGTCTGTAGGTTGCTCACGCCAGAAAAATTGAAATGGACTACCATTTTCCTGACTGGCTTGTGTACTAAATTCTGATAAAATATCCAAAGCTGCGTTAATCTCACTATCCATATCCATTTGTTCATATTGATTATAACGCTCAATACGATTTGGATGCCCAGTGTATACCTCTGGCAAATTACTTTGATAATTTTTAAACCCCATATTATTAGGCTGACCGCCATTTACTGGGCTCAAAGTGCCTGCTGTATTCACAGTACGAAAATATTTTTTCCAGCTCATAGTATATTTGTCTTTATCGTTTATTTAACCTAATTAGGCAGTTGCGTGGTAAATGCGTTCTAAATAATCTGAATTGTCTTCAGTTGCACTTAATATTTCTTCTAAATACTCTCTTTGTTGTTCTAGAATCCTTAACATTGGGTCAAAATTAATATTTAAAGGTATAGAACCTCTAGCTAATGGGATAACTGCTTCAGGTTGATTATTCTCACCTACTATAGTTGGCTCAGTGGCAATACCACCTTCCTGCTGACCCGGGGGATTATTGGCCTGTCTCTGTCTATTAATTGTTGCAATCTCTGTTCTGAGTTGGATTAGTTGTCTACCAAATTCAGCTTCTTGCGCTGGATCAGTCTCTTGTGCTCTTACTTCGCGTAAAGTAGTAATCTTTTCTTGTAATTCCGCAAGTCTAGCGGTAAGTTGTTCTTCGGACATACCAGCTACAACACCACGCGGTGTTGGGGGTAATGCAGCTGGTGGCCGCTGCCCACCAGATCCATCAAAAAGAATTTCTATAGTTTCTTTTAATTTATTTTTAAATTCCTTTAATGCAGGTATTACCCCATCGCCCCTGATTATTGCGTTTGCAACATCGGCAATGCCAGATTCAAATTCTACTAGTTTTGTAGATATTTTGTCCACAGCTTGAATTATTGTAGGCAGAGTTTGTATATTTTTTACTGCCAAGTCATCTAATTTTGCTTTTAATTCATTTTGTATTTTTATAGAATCTGCTATAGTTCTCTCAGTTTGTCCAGGTCTGCCTGCTCCCTCTGCTTCCTGTCTTACTCTGTCAAGAATTTTATCCAAATTTTCAAAATTTACTATAAATTTATTAAAAGCGGCAGCAACTCTACCCTGCATTTCTACAACAGGCCCACCAACCTTACTTGCCGCTAGCATATTCATTCCTTGTTGATCTAACATTGATTGTTGTGCTCTTAACGCCGGACTAAAATCTTGGGCAATTTTTCCAATAGATGTTTTGAACTGCTCAGTGGGCTGTCTTATAGTGCCCAACATAGCAACACCCATATCAAAAAGTTCTCTATTCATAGTAGCAAATGTTATATTTTGAGCATTTATCATTTGTCCATTGTTTGCAAAATATTCCTGCATTGCAGCAGAAAAATCAGCCCCAAATTGATCAAAAATTTCAAATACACCAGAAGCACGAATCCTATCTTCCTTTTCTAATTTGTCCATAGCCATCTGATAAGCTGCAACTTCTCTGCGTCTTTGTTCTGCCAGTCTTTGTTCACCAGCATTGCGACCTGTAATTTCTGTTAATTCATTTTGCATTCTTATATATTGCCTTACTGCTTCAGAAGTTGATCTAGAATCATTCAGTTCGTTTCTTCCTATCATTCGCTGTAATGCAAGATATTCTGTAGTACTTTCAGCTAAAACACCTAAACTTCCTTTCATTGCCAATAATGCAGGATCCAACTCTCCCACTGTTCTAGTTAATTGCCCAACAATTTTCGCACTTTGACTAATACTAGCCCCATATCCTACTAAATTTTGTACATTGGCTGTTATAAATCTTCCAAATTCTTGCAAATTAATCCCTGCACCTTTAGCTGCATCTGTTAGCTGTGCAATAGATCCACCAAAAGTTGCACCAGATTTAGATAAACTTTGAAATGTATCAGTAATAATTCTTGCTTGTTCTATTCTATTCTTTAAAGCATTTATAGCTAACTCAACACCACTATCAGCAATATTTTTTAATACATCTCCTGCTCCGGAAAAAAATCTAAAAATTCCCATACTATCTGCAACAATTTTAGTTACAGCTTTGAATATGTCATTAAATGTATCTAAAGTAATTCTTGCTGTGTCAAATACCGTAGTTGCGCTATATAAAGCTGAACTAAAACTACCTAACCCACTGATAGATCTACCTAAACTACTACCGAAGGTAGTCATTGCTTTTATTACAGCTTGCTCACGCTCCTCACGCTTCTGTAATAACTCATTCTCAATTGTTCTTGCATTTACATTTTTTAAAGTACTATTTGCTGCAGCTTGGTTGGCATTGTTAACTTGAACAAGTCCAGCTAATAAGTCATTAAATGCATTGCCAGTTATTTGTAAACTGTTTGCAAGCTGTTGAATTTGGTCGTCAATTGCTGCCATATTTCTAATTTGTCCAGTATTTTTTGGATAAGTACTAATATTATTTATCGGATCAATTATAATGACTGACAGTTCAACAAATCCATTACGCCAATACTTTAGACAGCCACAAATTTATATAAAACTACCCAGTAAAGGTAGGTTTTATCCCACTGGCAGTTTGGAAATGCCACCTAATAACGAATTAGCCGTATTTTCCATGACTGCAAAAGATGAAATATTATTTAAAACACCAGATGCTTTAATGAATGGCCAAGGAACAGTTGAGGTAATACATAGCTGTATCCCTTCTATTAAAAATGCATGGGAAATACCCATGGTAGATTTAGATACAATTTTAATCAGCATTAGACAAGCCACATATGGCAATT